TGAATTAGTACCGCGTTTAACTTGATATACACATTTAAAGTATGGTGGTGTAGTAGTATTTAAAGTAACATCTAACTGGCCAGCTTTAATATTTCCTGTACTATCATAATATATAGTCTGGTTGCTGTTTGTTAGATTGTAAGATATTCCAGGATCGCCTTCTTTTAATGAAGCAATAGAAAGCTCATCAAACTGTTCATAAGTGATACCATTTACAGTTTCACTAACTGTAACTCTTATTAGTTTAGCTGGTACTGGATTACCACTTGCAAATGATTTTAGTGTAAGTACATTATTAGAAACAGTTGCTACTGAACTAGCAAAAGTAGTACTACCGTCGATTGACCAAGTATACGTAGGATTAGTATACTGGCTAGCTGTAGCTGTCAATACAATAGTTGAAGGAGATACAGTTGTGCTACCACTAGCAGTGGTAAAATTTGCATAATTACTAGTTAAATTAACGCCACGACCTGTAGCACCAGCTTTTGATTTTGCAAAACTTTGACGTACTGTAGTATCCAAATATTGCGATGCAACACTACCATTACCTGTTACTTGTTGTACACGAATTGTATAGTCAATATATGCAACATCAGCAGTCATACCACTTGCTCTGCTAAATATTGCTTGGGCGCTGCCTTGAGTAGCTACATAACTAGCATCATAAGAAATAGTATCAACGTTACTAACATTTTTTGATGGCACAACACTAACAATTCTCCAAGTATCAGCGGCATAGCTATCACTTGAAGTATTATCAATTAATAAAGTTTTATTACCTTTTTTAACAGTAATGGTATTACCACTACCATCATAATCATTATAATTACTAGTACCTAAAGCATTTGCTGTAATTAAGTGTGACCCATTAGTTTGTTCAACTGTTATTTGATTACTACCATCATTTATTCTATATAGTGTAATAGTATCAGATACACTATTATCAGATACACTAGTTGCAGTTGCTAATACGTATCCTGTGGTTACTCCATAGTAACCAAATTGTGCTGCAGTAATTGTAAATGTGTTATTTACTTGATCTTGTGAGCCACTGATAGCACCTAATGGTGCTCCTGCTCTAGTATATGCGTATGCAGTAAATGCAATTTGTCCAGTAATATTTGCAAGTCTAGCTTTAATAACAGAGCTAGTCGTTACTGAATCAGTATCAATTTCTTGTTTATAAACAAATTCTGTTGTATTAGCACTTAGCTGAATAAGTGGAGCAGTTTGTCCACCACGACCTTTGGTAACAGTCCATGTTCTTTCAATCGTAACACCATTATACTTAGCTAAAAATACAACACTATTATTATAGTTAGTTACACCTACACCCGTACTATAAAATACACCAGTAACACTATTAATAAATGTATTACTACTGCTTAAATCGCCTATATAGCTACCACTTTTAATACTATACACAGGCCCGACAGGTGAACCGTCGCTGGCAAGAGTAGTGGTGTTTGCACCAGTTACTTCCGCATTATCATTATAAACTTTAAACGTACCTGTGCTAGCACTAGTCCATGCTGCTTGCTGTTGCGTACTATTTGGACTAGCTACTAAAACACCGTTTACAGTAACTAATACTGTTCCTGCACTATCAGTACTAATATTAACTGGATCATTGCTTAAATACCCATACACGTGCACTCCAGCAGCTAGGGTTTTGGCACTTAGCTGACTAGAGACTGTGTATGTATCTGGGTCTATTTTACTTACGTAAGCATATTTTACATAGTAAGTAACATCTTCGTCCAAGCCATCAATAGTAGTAATTAAACCACCATTTTCACTGTATAAAATCCAAGGATTATTTACAGCATTATAAGCTGCTGTAGGATCAAAAGGAGTCACTTTACTATACCAGACCTTAACAGACTGATAATCATCTCTGGTATCAGTTGTATTATTAGGTCTGGTATATGTTGGGCGAGACAATACTAAATGTACGGCTTTTATACCGGGATTAAGAGTTGCTGACATTCGTATTCCTTATTGAATAGTTTTAACAAGTATTGAATTAATTGTACTTGTATCACTATAATTACCATTTCTATCCACTGCTCTACAAGCTACTCTATAGTTTACACCACTAGTAGATATAATAGGCTTGTGTTGATTTCTTAGATCAAACCTACCTGATTCATATCCTGTAACAGTTTGAATATCTGAAATGCCATCTGTTAAAGTTGGAGTTATATCCCAAAAATCTGCAGATCCAGTATCTTTGTAAATTTTAAACTCCCAGTGATCAAAGTCACTTGGTTTAGTTATATTAGTTGGAGTTGCCACTAGATTAACATCATCTAAATCTAAATACAATGTTGAAGCACTAAACGTATTAGTGTTATTACCATTATTAGCTACAAACAATATATCAGACCAAGGGCCACTTATATTACCTATATCATTTGTATATCTAGCACGTATTTTATAAATAGTGTCAGTTAGTAAACCGTGTGCAGTATAAGAGCTTTGAGTTTTTAAAATTCTTCCACTAATAACACTGCTTGTATCACTAAAATCTGCATTTGATCTTATTATTTGAATTTCAATTTGTGTTGCTGATTCCATTAATGGATCAACTTGAGTACTACTATAAGTTGGAGTTGCAAAGCTAATTAATAGTACATTTTGATAAATACCTGTAGATATTTCTTCAGCTAATGAATAATTACTAATTGCACTTACAATAGTAGGAGCATAGTTAATAGTATTTTTATATATTTCAGCAGTTCTAGGCGTAATATTAGTATCATAAACTAATAAATCATTAGCTAGATCCGCTGTATACATTTGTGGAGAATAGTCAGTTAAAGTAATTTTAGCACTAGTATTGTTTTGAGTATCTATACTTAAAACAACTAAATCTTGTGTTTCTTTATTTACTTCACCTATCATACAAAGATTATCAACTTCTATCTGATCACCAACAGTTATTAATGGTACTTCAAATGTATCATAATAATCATTTGTAGTAATTCCACTAATTGTTTTTGTTGTGCTAATAATACCAGTATTATCATTTGTTCTATAATTAGTTCTTACTCTCATTATATAAGATTTGGAACTATTCATAGCTATAGATTCATCTAAAACTACAATGCTCTTTGTTGCATCAGTAGTACTTGTAGTTATTGATTTAATTCTGCCAGTTCCTGTTCCCCATAGTGGAACATCATGACTTACTTTTACTAAGTCTCCTCGTGTGCATACTAAATATTCAAAGTCAGCATTTAAAGTATAAGTTTCGGGGCGTAGTTTTAATTGAGCAAGATGCCATCTTGCAAAATTTATTGCTTGTGCAGCATTAGTAACACCAGGTAAACTTAATTCTTCAAATAGCTCAGCAGCTTGTACTTCAGTTGCTCCACTTGGTACGGTTTCACCGCTATTAAGTGCTGTGTATGCTGCACCAGTTCCAGTTCCTGCAGTTTTTGCTATAAAAACATCGCCTTCATTATAAATTTCGCCTGTAGTACCTGCAACTGTATTCCAGTTTGTAGTTCCACGTTTAGTAATAGTGTAAGTTCTATTTATAGCAAAAGAACCTGCATTTATTTTATACCCGTGACTTTCTCCATACCCGTAGTTATATACTCTTAGTTCATTTTCTTGATAAGCTCTAGTCTCATCTCTAATCATTACTCTGAAACAATCAGGTATTTTTGGTAAAATTTTACTTGATTCAAATCCCCAGCTATTATGTGGAGTAAAGTACTGAACCACATTAGTTCTTGCTTTGTCTACTACTACAGACCACTTACCATTTACAAAAGTTGGACTAGCTTTACCTGCTGCTGCAATATCGCGTAGCACACTCATTACACTCTGAGTATTAGTTAGTACACTGTTAAATGTATAACCATTAACTCTGCAGTAATTATGCCATTCTACAAGTGTAGGTGCGTCGAGTTGAGCAATATCACTAACTCTATAAGCATTAGCATTATGCATTAATACATATACAAATAAACTAGCAGGGTTATTAGTTTGCCTACGAATCCAGTTATTTATAGTATAATCATAGTCCCATGCTATAGTAGTTACTAGTGCATTAATACCATCAATATTACCATTTACTTTTCCGCTACTTTGAATTCTAACTGCGGTTTTTGCTAATGGTGCTCCTCTAGGATCTATTTGTGGTAATGTATTAGTAAATCCTGTTACACTAAATAGTGACACTGAAAAATAATTGTGTACACTATCAGTAGGCTCAGCAGTATCATCATTGATACGTCTGCATCTAATTACATATCTATCTTTTACAGGCATAGTTAATCTATGTGTAAAGTTAAAAGCATCTTTACGTTTTTGGAACATACCTGCTCCACCAAACCATAATTGTGTACTATTTTGAGCTACAGTATTGAGTGCGCCATCGGCTTCATAAGTAATAGTTACTGCTACTGCAGCTGGATTATCATTCGTAGGTACCGCCAAGCCATACTGATCAGTATTAGTAATAGTTCCGCCAGTATTTCTACCTGTAATACGTACTAATTGAGGTCCTGCATCAACATAAAATACTTGTGTACAATCACCGTGGTAAGCATCCTTATCCATATTTATTGCAGTAGATCCTGCAATTTGTACTTTTACACTATTATCGCCGCCTGCAGTTATATTATAATAACCAGAGTAAGGAAAGTTAACTGTTGTAGATTTATCAAAAGTAGTTGCAGAAGCACCTGCCCATACAGCATAATAACGATTAGAGCTGTCTTTTCCACTTAAAACTCCACCCCAGTTATTATGTATTTTTAGTGGGTCCGTTACTCCGTTAATACCTGCCATTTCAGCAGTTGACCAAATATTAGTAACCGTGCCTGTTTCCGGAGCACTATTAGATGCATTGATACTACCGGGTGTAATAGTTACTGACCACTCTGAAGTAGAGGAAGAACTATCTCCGCTGGACCAAGTAGTTACCGTATCTTGAACAGGAGTTAAATTTAATCCATTATAATTAGCGCTACTACCACGTAAATCTGTAGTTTTTATTACGCCATTACTTCCAGCTACTGTTATTTTCCAAATTGATCTATATCCAGCAGGAACAACAGGTTCAATACCTGTTGAACTAATACCATTAATAGTACCTAGCCAAGAACTATTATTAATTTCGGTTTGAAAACTAGCAGATCTTGGTGATACTATGCCAGTAGTTATGTCTCCTTGATCACTAATATCACCCATGAATTTTTTAATAGCTCCGTCATTGGGAGAAATTGCATAGGTTATATACTGAAAACAAGGAATATTTCTAGCATCTTCGCCTGAACCAGTAGTAAAATTACATGGATTAATAGGATCGGTATAGTTTGTAGCGGCTATACCACCAGTAACTGTAGCGGTTTTAAAAGTAGGTAAATTATCCCATTGCAAATTATTGGCATTAGCTTGATATTTTGCAATTTGTATTTCAACACCACAACTTATATCATTTATATCACCTGCTTTATCCCCTTTAACTACTACTTGACGCATACCTTCTGGAAAACTAAATGTGACATCTAAGCGTTCACATGGACTATCCATAGTAACTGTAGTCCAAGGCCCTATAGTTGCTCCTGTAGCATTAACAGTAGTATTATTACTTAATGTTTTTTGTGGAAATTGTTGCTGTACATCTCTACCATATAATTTATTAAATTCTGTAGGATTGTCATTATCGTATCCAAATAAAGTTACTTCATGTGGATTAACTTGTGCAACATCATTATCATAGTAAGTGCTAATAGGGTTAGTGCCTACGCAAATATCTTGAATATCTAGTGGGCCAAATCCCCAGATAACCATAGTAGTCATTAAATTAGTATCAGTTAATGTTTCTATGTATGGTGTAGCACCTAATAGACCTGTTACACGCATTTTACCTAATACAACTGGGATAGCTCCAAATCTGTTTGCTTGATTACTGGCTCCACTTAATAAGTTCATACCCTGAGCACTTCCAGGGTTATTCTGATTCATGTCTGGTGGTCTAATAGGCATAATAGCATTAATTAATGCCATTCCCGCTATCTGTGTAACAGCGGTTGCGGCCATCATAGCAGCTTTAGCATACCACGTTGTTTCTGCCGTTATAACTGGAAGACCTGCTGCACTTAGTGTTCCTCCTGCAAATTCAAACGCCATTGGTCCTATTACGTAGAAAGCTACGTATGCTACAACTAATGTAGCTATCAGTCTGGCTGCATCTTTTCCAGGTACAGCTCTGTATGTTACTACCTGCCCTCTTTGTAATACAGTAGCATCCCAATTATCTTTATGAATGGGAATACCGTCTATTGTGATTACAATTCTTTCAACTAAACGTTCGCTAACTTTGTATTTTTCTTTAACAAAGTTAACATAGTCTGTGACTGTTGTTCCTGCTACAGTCCACTCTCTGATTACCATTGTTTGCAATGGGTGTGGTGCTGAAACAACAGGCATTAATTCTGTTTGTTCTTGATATCTAAAAAATCCTGCTAATCTCTTATTCCATTTAAAATTATCTAAATTTTCAATAACACTGTCCATTCCTTCTCTAACGTGAAGGAATTTATTATCGCCAATATATATGCCAATATGAGTTGGCTCTCCAAAAATGTTAAAAAGAACCAAATCCCCTACGATTGGTTCTTTTTGTTCTTGCCAGTTTTCTTTATGTTGAAGTATTAGTTGCTTTATATTTTCACTAGTTTCGCCAACATAATCAGTTTCATAACTTGGTAATTCTATATTTAATTGTTCCGAATAGTACAGTCGAGCTAATCCCCAGCAATCAATGCCGTCTCGTGTTCTACCATTATCTTTGTAGGGTAAGCCAATGTAGTTATTGAGTATCATTAAAATAATCCTGGAAAATAGCTAGGAACGAAGTTATAGGAGGGGAAAGGCTCTCTATTATAACTTATCATGTTAAGCTCAAAAGTTATACTTTCGGCATTGTAAGTAACACTAGTTATGTAGAAGTTAGGAAAACTAGCTTCTACAGTGTCTAAGTCTGGTTCTTGATCTGTTTGACCATCATTATACGAAGGCGTTTTAGTTAGTACTAATTCTAATAATATTTTTGTAGGACCATTGAGTTGTGTTCTAATTAGCGTAATAGCTTCTTCAGTTACATAGTTTAATGTAATAGAGCATCTGTCACTACCTGCTTCTTGATCGGTAGGTAATGTAATTTGCATAGGCAAAAACATATACTCATTACCACGACTACGTACACCATAATAAACTTCTGTATCTGTAGTAATACTTAATCGTTTATTATAATTATCGGATAATCTAATAACTGGTACATCACTAGTTTTAATATTAGGGTCATATATAGTCAGCAACATAATCAATGTTTCTTCGGTTTCGCTAGAAAACATTGCCTTTATTGCTGAACTTGATAAACTACTTAATCTACTCATGGTAATACTTCAA